TAATTGCCTGACGTTTCGCCGACGCTTCATGTTGCTCGAAAGCCGGCCGCAAAAATGGGTAGGCTGGCACGTCGCCGGTGTGTTTTCCGGTTCGTTCGCTCTGAGTTAGTTTTCCCTGCTTGTGTGCAACAATTGTTTGCTTTAGCGACGTGCCGGTATACCCACTCCTTGCGATCGTGTCTCCCCTTACGGTTCTGTGCCCACCCTCGACAAGATGTGCGTAATAAAACGGGTTGATCTTTTGGCCCTTCCACTCAGCGGCAAATCCCCATCGCGGACCTAGAACTCCCCATACAGACGTGCCCTTGTATCGCCGGATTACGACGCCGAGACTTTTTGCAAGTTGACCAGACCGTCGACGCACATTTTTTCTTGCCGCTTGCAGCATCGGCTTTTCAACTCGGCGAATTACCTTTGCCAACACGGTTCGCTGCACACTAGTAGGTAAATTGCCGAGTGCCCGAATTACGGCCTTGTCGCCAATCACATTGAAGCCGTATTGGGCCATCGGATTACGCCGTAAAGGTTGACTTGCCGCTGCACTTGATCGCAATGTCGTACACCGCTTCAGCCTCCCAAGGGTATGACGCACTCACACTCTTGACGTAAGACGTGTCGCCGGTCACGAGCGTGGAACCCTGCTCGGCCGTGATCGTAAACGCTTGGCCAGTACGGAGTGCCAACGCAGTTCTCGCGGCCGCGTAGCCAACCTCGGTAAACACACAGGTCGCCGTGATCTCACCAGGATTGACCATCCCTTTTTTGTATCGGCGCGTGTACTCGAAAGCCGAGTCAGCATCGACGTTCGAGCTGATATCGATGTCGTCTGCTTCTTCGTTCGGCCCCTCAATGTCTCGCACCGTTAGGACCGAGCCGAGTGCCGTGCCAGATAGCTGAGTATCAACACCAATTACTTCGTCGGCCATGAATCACCTCTAGGTAGTTGGCTCCACGTACCAGATTCCATAATCCTGAGTAATCCGGTGGATGCCATTGTCCGACCCGTCCTGCATCGGTTCGTAGTTGTCACGCTCATCATCTTGCAGGGATCGTTTCACTGTCACGCCCTGAACTGTACCGCTCAAGTCGTCCAAGGTTTCGCTCACCGTTTCGGCTAGTGTGTCTATTGCCGTCTCCGCTCCAGACCCGGAACAATAACAGTCAATCTGCATTCGCGTTTTTACGATGTGCGATGTCGCCGCACTTCGTTCGGCCTGCGACCTGACGGGCCACTCCACCGATGCCAGGCTAACCACGATTCTCGGGTATGACGCTTGTTGCGGAGCACGTCTCAAATACACTCTCGTTCCAACGATCGCCGTTATGTCAATGTCGGCCAGCAGGTGCAGCTTAATGGCGTTGGTTATCCGCACTACGTCACCTTCTGGTCTGTCTGATCCGCCGTCACGTTGTTGCCCAAAATCGCAACACCAGAAACAAACAACGCCCCGGTGTTTGCGGCCGGCGTGAACGTCATGCGGACGTATCGTTTCACACCGAAGTAGCCGATCTTGCATGCGGTGTTGTCGTTAGTGAACGTGGGGGCCATGCCAGCCTCGGTGCCAGTTAGGTACGCATCCGCAACGGCGACATTATCTGTCAGCGTAGAAACGTTCCCATCTTCGACCAGCACGGTCCCGGTAGCATCAGCATCGGTCCAGGAGCCAATCTCCAACACGAGCGTGCAACTGCGGAATCCCTGCGTGTCGATAATCGACGACACCTGCGCAGTATTGTCGGTAATCGACGCGGCCGGATTGAACAGCGGCCGAATCTTCAACTTTTGACTTTGGTCCACCATGCTCGCCATGTTTAATTCCTAAACGGTTGTCTGCGGATTTTCGATGCAGAGAAATTCCAGCTTAACGTTCGCTTCCTTTAAATTGATCACACGATCAATATGGAACACTCGCGTGCCGTACATGATTCGCCAGTCCGATTCGACTCCAGCCATGTAGTGCATAGTCACCAGGTGCGTCACACGCGGAGCGACCTGCATAATTAGATACAGTTCGCGGCCAGCCAGCGGCTCAATACTCACCCACGGTTCGGCCTCTAGTGTCCATTCGCCAGACTGTTCGCCAGCCGAATTAACAACCGGCGATTGCAGCTTCACCTTGCGAGTGAACTCGCCTGGATCAACTCGCACGTCGCAACAACTATGAGTAGCTGCCGTAGCCAACAGCGTTCTCCAGGTATCGAGCGATCGCGTCCATCACGTCCTGGTCGATCGTACAACGCACGCAATACAACTGAGTGCAGACTGTCAGGACCGCAGTCTTGATCTCATCTGGCACGTCAGCCGCGGCCCCGTATCCACAGCTAAAACGAATCTCGATCGGGTAATGCCGGTTAGATTCCAGCGATGGCCAACTGATATCTGGGATGCCCTCGATCGTGCCAGGCTGTCCAATCGACGTTTCGACAACGTACTGATTCGATTCGAGCGTGCGTATCACGCCGTCTTCGTCGAAATAAAAAACTGCATCTACGCTTTGCAGCGGCGGCCGAGGCATCTTCAACTGCTGATCACACCACCATTCACGAGCCGGAACGCTGTACTGTGCCGTCAAAAACTGACGGTGCCCGCTGATCATTTTCTCGCACAGGCGTGTAGCAGTCCGAATGCAGCGGTCAATCATCGCGTCATCGTCATTGCTGGTGATTCTCGTGTGAGATTTTACTTCAGCGCGAGTGACAACCATATCCTCTCGCCGACTGCTCGGCGGAGTAACCAATTTCATCGGACCCAAAATACTTTGGGTCGTATCGGTTTCGTATGTTGTCATCTCGTTATGTGTCGGTATCCACTACCGGCGCCAGCAGACCGCTCACCTGAACGGTATCACTCCATAAATTGTTGTGCATGTACGCTGCGTCGGCTGTGAATGCCGCGGCCGTCGTAACTGACGTGCCGCTGCTAGCCCGGTTATCGCAAATTATTCCGGTCGATGTAGTCACGAGATTCACAACGATCGTGATTGTTGCACCGAGCCAAAGGATGTTGTTTCTTGAAATCTCACACGCTACAACAGCCGTCGATCCGCTGATCAGGTGCGACGCGGTGTCGGCACGGGCCGTGAACAGGAATGTGTTATCGACGATCCGGGTGTGATCGGTACCAACGAGCTGAATCCACTTCTGCGCCGATGCCGCTGCCGTGTATTGGACGTGGTAGCAATTCTTGATTGTGAGCTGATCGGCGGCGGCGGTCGTGATCAGCCATTGAATCGCCTGAGCCGCCGACGTTTCCTGGAAGTCAACTTTGTCAAATGTCACGCCGGCCCCGGTCACGTTGAACATACTCACGCATTCATCGATGCTCGTTTTCGTGATGATGTTTTGTACGAGCGTGTTAGCACCGCTCACCGTAACTACCGCATCAGTCGTGGTCCAAGTGATCGTAGCCCGGCCGTTCCCGTTACCGATGCCGATGATGCTGACGCCGGCTTTATTCCAGGCCAGCCCGGCGGCGGCAACCGATTCAACATGAGTCGGGAACAGATAGATAATGTCGCCTGCATTCGCGGTGCAGAGCGCTAACGCCTGAGCAATCGTCGCTGCTGGAGCGTCGGCGGTGTACCCGCCAGTTGCCGAGCCGGTCACAGAGTCGACGAAAAAGACACTGCCGGTCGTAAGCGTATCGGCAAAACGAAGCGACGCGCGTGTGCGGGCAAAATTAGAAGCTGTCGTAACCGGCATGATCTACCCCTTTTTCCAGAGTGCTGATCAAAGAAAACTAAACCTTTACTTCCGCCTTCACGTAATTCGGAAACAGAACTCGTGCCCGATTGATTTCAGGCATCGGCCAGTTGTGTTCGGGAAAAGCTGTTTTGAACTGACCGACAAACTCCGCGTCATCATCCGTTGGCGGATGACCCTCCAGCCACTTCGCGATCCGGTTGACCTGCGACAAGTTGCCGAATGCCTGCGACACGAGATTCAGCGGAAAGTTTTTCGGCTGATTTGGCGCCCGACAATCGGATAATGTCGTGTCCGGCTTGGCAAGGCTCGCCGTGCCGTTGCGAATCTTCTCGCGAGCGACAAGGAATGTTTCTGCCCGACGATAGCAGTCAATCGCCAGTTGCTCGCCAGCCCGCGGAGACCGTGAAACGCACTCGGCGTAAATGCGAAACGCGAGTTCATCCAACTCGGAATTGATCTTTTCGTTTGCCATGTCGTCAGCCTTTTACGAAATTGCCGTGAGTGGGATTGATTGCGGGAACCGACCGCCGCACAAAATCCAAAACTGATTTAACACCAACGCGTTTGCAACGTCGTCGCCTTCGATGATGTTGTTCACCCAATCGAAGCCGCCGTCCACGTCCAGCGAATCGGCCATCACCTCGACAATGATTACCGCCCCGCTGCTATCAAGTGCGAGGTCGCCGGTCGCAGCACCATCAAGGTCAACATCGCTAGCGGCGGTCGCGAGCGTAACAGCGGTCCAGGTAGCGACAGCCGAAAAATCATTCGTGCTGCCCTTTTTGTACCACAGCCGCGTCCAGTTCAGATCCTTCGCACCAGTTCCAGCGGCCGCGGTCGCTTGCTGCAAGTGGATCGCAAGATCGTCGCCAGCCGATCCGGCCGGCTTGATAATCACGAGGTAGGCACGGTCGTAGTTTTTCAGGCCGACCCAGTCGCCGGCCAAATCAGCGTTTGCATCGCCGGCAACGATGTCCGGGATGATGTCCATGCCGCGTTCAAAAAGCGTCCTGTTGAATTCCGCCATGACTAACCTCCTGTAGACCAGGGGAGTCACCCCTGTAGTGCAAAACTGAACGTCACACCCGCCCGCACAGGTTAGG